AAAGGTAAATGTATAAGCGTTATCAACTGCTGCAAAACCAGAAATAGCTACGGATGAAGATGTAGTATTATTATAGATAGCAAAATCAGCTTCTACTAAACCTTCAATACCAAATCCATAGATATTCTCTGTAATAGTAGATGTGAATCCAGTAGTAGATATAGAAGATGCTACATGCTTAATATCATATAGTCCATAAACATCACTTGAAGATAAACCATCAAAGTCTAAATCAGCAGCATCAATTGCTCTGATTAAAGAATCCTTTTCAGTTTCTCTAAAGTCAAATGTAATCTTAATCATTACTGGCTCTGCATCTGTTTTCTTAACTAACTCAGCAGAAAAAGATTCTTGATCAACCATAATAGGCTGAACCTTTACTTTTGTACTTGCATCAGTAGCATAAACAAAGTTTCCAGATTTGTCAATAACGTAAATACCAAATTTTGAGCAAGCCCAATCTTCTAATTTACCTAAATATTCTGGCCCTTGAAAAGGAATAAATCCAGTAAAAGTACGAGTACCTTCCTTGATCTTTGCTTTTCTTCCAGAATTGAATTCAAAGAATGTAGGCTCCACTCTAACATCTTCTACATTTTCCAATATAGAAAGAGGGAAATATCTATCATCCTTGTCTGCTGCATCAAATTTAGCTTGTAAAGCACTCTTTGTTACAGCTGCTTCGTTTGCCAGTTCATTCTTTGCCCCAGCAGCATCAACCTCTGGTACAACGATTATTCTCTTGGCAATATCCAATATCGAGGGACATGCATCCCCTTGTGAATTGGATAAAGTACAACAATTAGCCATTTTTTTTCAATTTAAAAGTTTTAAAAATTATATTCATCAAACAAATTACAACCATCTATTATCTTGTCTATTTCCACCGTTATATTTAATTGTACGCCACTTAGCATATCATTAAAAACTTGTGTCTTATACCCTTCATTATTGAAGAATAAGCCATACTTAGCATGTCTTATTGTGGTATAATCTGAAATATCCAATACGTTTTTATTTTTCTTTAGGCTCTTTATAAACTCCCTCTTTACAGCATCCATATCATCTATGATATTGGTATAATGATCATCAGTATCCCATTGCTGTTGCCCAGACCAATCATTCATAAAATAGATCTGTAGTTGAGGTGTAGCCCCTATATTATTCATTCTATCATCATTTTCACCCATAGTAATAGGCTCAAATAATAATACTGCTGGAAATTTAGCCTTTCCCTTTCTTAGTTTAGATAGTATATTATTGATTTCAATTGGAGTACCATGATAGTAATATGGTGCGCCAGATAGCCACTTACCAGAATCAACCTTCCCTTGTACATAAGTTGAGGTTCTTACATCTGCTACAATTGTGCTAATGAAATCTTTAACTTGAGTAATCATACTATGCTAATGTTATCTCTTTGTGTGAAATGGAAATCTGCATAAACCTCTGTTGGCTCATTAGTAATGGTAATATAAGAACATGCATCATTATAGATCTTTATCCCTTTATTCCAATGCCTTCTAAGTAGATTGGAAGTTACCGGAGTAACTCTATCTGCATTAGTAGCACTATTTATAACCACTCCTATTTGAGTATTCTCCATTTCATTATCTCTCATATAATAAAAGAATACAAAATGCTTTAGCATCTCTGTTAGGCCCTTAAACTTAAATGTGATCTCTCCAGATGTGTAAGTATCACCATCAATTAGCTTCTCCCATTTCTCTGGTAATGGATTTACTGATAAAGCATCATGTAGTTCATCATATAAAGTCCATCCAAGTAATGATGTAAGAATATCCTCCTCTACATCATGGATATAGATATTTAATTGATCCTCAGTCCATTCTCCAACTGGAATCTCTACATCTCCAACAAAATCAGATTCTTGTAATATCTTATGTGCCATTACTTAGCTTGTGCTTTACCTTTATTAATTAATGCTTTAGCAAGGTCTACAGATACTTTAAATTCTTTACCACCCATTACGATCTCAACCTCATCTATATCTCTTAGCTTATCCCATTCTGCTGGGATCTCTATCTTTTTAACTGCTTTTTTCTTAGCCATAATCAAATGCTTTTACCACCAAATCCCCACACCCAATTAAGGATGTGAGGCTCTGGCCCTAAATAAACTCCATGCTTATGGTGTTTCTAAAGCTGCATTTGTAGTAGCGAAAGTACCTTTAACAAAAGCAGTAGTATCGTTATTCTGTACGAAAAGTTGACCTCTCCATTCAGCTAAGATTGTTCTCATGTTCTTAGTGAAATCATTTCCATCTAATCCAATCTCAATCTCAATTCCAGATTTCTCAACAATTGTTCCTTTAGCGAAATCACCGATTAAGAAATCACCAGCAGTAATGTTAGTGTTTTCAATAATTGGAATACCATCTAAAGACATTTGTGATCCAACCATCATTAATCTCTCTACATATCTCTTATCAGAAGCAGATAACTTAACTAATTTTAAAGCTGCAACATCTGATGGGTGCATCATAATAGTTAAAGCACCATTGTGATTAGCCAATCTGATTTGGTTTGCTGCAACAACTAAAGAATCTGCATCATTAGCAGAATCTACAGTATTAGCGAATGTACCAGCTGCAAATGCAGTAGCATAATCAACAATACCTTTTAAGTTTGGTGCAGTACCGTTTCCATTTAATACTTGGTTATCTACATCTAAGAATAATCTTACGATTAACTTGTTTCTTAACCATCCTTCCATGAAAGATACATCATCTAACATCTCAGTAGATACTTTGAAATAAGCTGCTCTTTTTACTAAAGCTACAGAAGTAACAACGAAATCGTTATCGATTTGGTCTTTAGCTGCACCTTCAGCAGTACCATCAATAGTACCATCTTGTCCAGTTTCATACACCCACTCAATAGTGTTAGCTGCTGTTCTTAACTTTGGAAATAAAGCATAAGACTTAGCTTCTCTCTCAGCGATATCATTGATACCTTCTAATCTTTGTGCTTGTGGTACATTACCACCAGATACGTTACCAGCAATAGTCATATCACCAGCAGCCTTCAATTCAAATCTGAAAGAATGTCTTCCATCCTTAGCTTTAATGAAGTCTTCTCTGTTATCAGCTAATGCTTTTCTAACTGAATTCTCAGCCATTCTTACAGAAGATCCAGATAAAGAACCATCTTGTAATTTCTTCAAGATAATCCCTTGTGTTTCTAATGCTGATTCTAAAGATTTAACTTTATGTGCTTTTAATTCTTCTACCTCAGTAGTAAGAGATTTAATTGCTACATCATTAGTTTCACCTTCTAATTTTACTAATCTTTCTTCTAAAAGAGTATTCTCGTTTTTAAGTTTTGCAACGTAATACTCTTGTAAATTCTTAGCATCCATTGATGCTAATTCATCTGCTGTTTTTTCTACGAACATCTTTATGAATTTAATATTAAGTTTAAAAATAATTGTTTTTTGTTTTGCTCGTTATCCGGCTTTTCATTTTTTAAAGTGGATTTAACATCCGGCTTCTCAATGATAAGTGAATCTCTAAGCTGTTGAATTTGTTTGAATCTCATTTCAATATTTTCTAATCTCTCATCAGTACCCTTACCATTCTTTAGGGCCTTCATAAAAGATTCTTCCAATATGTGTATTTTGCTGATGAGGTCATTGTAATTGCCACTTGATTTAGCAGCATCAATAACTGGTGTAAGGCTGTTACTACCAAATGTAACTCCAGATCCTTCCCATAATTTTACTTCTGTAATTTCAAAGTGACCTTTATCAGAGAATTCAGAATCCTCTATATATTTAACTTTATCTCCAATGTAATTAAAGCCAATAGAATGCTCTCTAAGGATACCATCTTGATAATCCAATAATGCATCTTTACCTTCTGTGCTTCTTCCCATCTTGGAAGTAAACTTTAATCCGTATTCATCCTCATCTAATTCAAGGATCTTACCGATTTGTCTATCCCAATCATGATTTCTTAGATGTGCTATTCTTCTATTACCAGATGATAATGGGCCTCTTTCTTGGATGGATTTCTTGAATGCACCCTTT